GCTGGCCATGCCGGGCCCGCAAGAGAGTNCAGCCATCCTCGCTTTGAGCNGAGCTGACNTTAAACTTANNNTTGAATTCNCTCCANNTCATGATGNTTNCTCCTTTCACTTNAGGGTTAACGATTAAACACTGGTAGGCTTTAACGGCAGCGATTTTCAACCAAAACCGCACAACCTACCCAAAACCCGCAGGGGGGTGGGTGGATGGTATATCTTCCACTCCCATTCTACGTATAATTTTCACAATTCTCCTATACAGAGCCTATATGTAGTACTACATGAAAATAGTAGTGGTCTTATACAGCACATAGGCGTTAGATTCTCCCATGCAGATTAAAGATAAGTTAGACCAGATAAGGCTTCCTGCCCCTCAGTGTCCTCGTTGTAAAGAGCAGTTACGGTATGACCGTCTCTTTGATGAAGAGGGGGATGATAAAGGTAGTAGTGTCTTTGTATGCTGGAAGTGTGGTGGTATATGGAGAGTAACAAAGAGCTCTCATGAATAGCACAAACTCACCTTTGATGAACCTTTTATTTCTCCTTAACCTCATCCTTTTATGCATAAAAGGTGCATATAAGGATATATATATAGTAAGTAATAGAGACAGAGAAAGAGACAGAGATATAGTTAAAGGTAGAGACAGAGAACCAGTTAAGGTACAAGTAGGGGTATGCACTTTGGGTGCATACCCTAAGTAAAGGTGAAGTAAAGGTGAATAGAGCTATATTATGGTTAAGGTCGTTAGCTACACGTGTAGAGGATTACTACTACTGGATAAAGGTTTCACTATTAAAGAGGGGGAGAGGAAGTTCAAAAGAAGAGGAGATGGAGCTGCAATTTGAAGGTAAAGAGTTTCCCAACATAGAGACTGAAGAAGGATTCCTGGAGGCTTTAGACCTCCTGGATAATGCAATCGAGGTTAATGGGAAGATATGCTTAAAACGCAACCTTCCCCGAAAGGTAAGACTATACGAATGAGTACAACAATGATAGAGGCCAATCGTGTACTGGGGGTTGCCCTGGACCAGGTTGGAGCCTTAATAATGGGTAACATCGAAGAATGTGGACCGGAAGTGTACTTGCAGGCTGTAGAGACGTATTGTAACTTGTTGCAGCGTGTAGAAGTCGAGACAGTTCTTTCTCGTGTATTGCTTAAAGGAGCTACTATGAGAAAACCAACGTCGGAGGCTTAGATGGGAGGTTACCCCGCTACTCCTGTAATCGTAGTTTGGCGAGATACAATACATAGGGCTGGCTGGAGCGATGCTCCCGCTGTTGGGGAAATAAATCAAAAATGCATTAGCTGTGGATTTCTTATTCGTAAAGACGAGAAAGAGGTCCTAATTGCCATGAGCTATTGTTATAGTAGTAAAAGCTATGGTGATTTCGAGATTATCCCCAGTGGTTGTATTGATGCCCTAATAAAGGTGCGTAAAGATAGAGATTTATGGAAACATTGAGGCGTAAGCACATTAAGGTGGTGAATGGAAAACGTACCTTTGTTTACGTTGATCATTCCATTTACCACAAAGACGATAAAGAGGCCCAGTCGCTAAACTATAAACCCTGGTATGAATGTGAGAAGGGAGATTGGGGCATTAGTAGCGATGGCTACATCGCCGAATGCTTAGATGCCAAGATATACAAAGTCAACAGGGGCCGTACCAAGTGGGTAAAGTTCCCCTATGGGTCTAGTTTCTATAGATTGTGGAAAAAAGATCAAAGCGCTAAACTGTTTTATGAGAAGCATCGTGATAATCGTGCTTACAATTCCGTTTCTTGTCGTCCTTATTGGGAATCTTGGAAAAGACAGACTCATTATCAAGCCTTCGTTAAGGCCTACGTGATTATGTTGATGAAAGGAAAAATTGACTATAATGCCCTGGGGAGAATTTTAGAGCAGGGAAATCCCAATCCCTGGATGCTGGCAAAACAAAAATTAAAGACTAAGGCTATACAAAACATGATTGACAAAGAATTAGAACGAGTACTGGTAGCCGAGGGTGTTACTCGCAAAGCGGTGATTCGTATGCTGAAAGAGGCTGCTGCTATAGCCCGTAAAAAGCGGGATGCGACTAATATGCTTCGTGCTGCTGAAGATTTTGTAGATATTTATCGCATGAAAGATAAACAAGCGCCAATACGTGAACTTCCTGGTAATTATAGCGTCTCTGATGCTGAAGATATAGCTCGGTTGATAGATGCCGAGAAGGATCACGTGAAGAAACTTGCCGCCAATACCGAAAACGAGGATTCTGAAGCATGAGGCTGGATGATTTTATGAGCTATGCTGAAGAAATGTGGGGCGTGGAAAAGACACTCCTAAGCCAGAAAGGAAAGGAGTATACCGTATCCAGCCCTGATAAACATGAGAATTTCAAGTTTATTGGGCATATCCTGGGAATTTCACCAGAGTTGGTATGCCTGGTTTATATGATGAAGCATCTTTTGTCAATTATGAATTACGTCATGATTGGCACTGAGGTTTCGGGAGAGCCGATACAAGGCCGTATCAACGATGCCCGTAACTATTTGCTATTATTGGGATCGTTGATATGCGAAAATAGAAAGGAGCAAGACTATGGCTCGAGGAAGAACACGGAAAGGCAACGTGAAAGCTTCGACACGTCACAGAACTGCAACTGTTCGTAGAGGTGGTAAAGATAAATTTCCCATCTTCGATAAGAAAAGCGCTCGTAGTGCATTGAAGCTGATTAATCATGCCAAGCCACCCCTTACAGCTGCTGAAAAGGCTCGAGTGAGGCGTAAGGCGATGCGTTACCTGAGAAAAAAGAAATGAACACCAATCCTCGCATATTAACCAAAGAGCAGTGGGACCTGGTGAGCTCAACTCCCGCAGTATTTAGGCATATAGTATACCAGGAAATTGTTGAAGAGAACGAGAAACGAATTAAGGAGAAAATCCAAGATGAGTCTATTCGGACGCAAGGAAAAGGCGCAAATCGTAGTCCTGAAACAAAACCTGTCTGACATTTACGAGCGGGCAGCCCGAATACAAGTAGATTTCAGGGATGTTTTGCGTGAATTTGAGTATTACATTTCCCAATACGAATCAATGCGCATGGGGGCCAGGCCCTGCATCATGGCGCTTAAAGGAATGCTGAGCGGTTTACAGGCCAAATATGACTATAAAAACACGGGAACTGAAAACGAAGGAACAGCTAAGGGCTAATCCGATCCTATTTGGGAGAGTATGTATGCCGAGGATGTTTTCTTTGCCATCCCCGGCTTTGCATTATGAGTGGAGCAATCTTTATCTTGATAAGTCTATCAAGAAGATCAACATCGAGGCTCCTCGTGGAATGGCTAAATCTTCTATTTGGGCCTGTGTCTTTGTAATGCATCATATTTTCGCTGATGAACCTGGTACTAATAAAGTGGTGGTATTGTCGTCTAAAACACAGGGGCATACGGTTAATTTACTGCAAACTATCAAAGATGTTTTAGACTACTCTATACGGTTTAGGTCGATTTATGGGTATCATGGCAGGCACGTAGCTCGCACCTGGACCAGGGATACGGCAGTTCTTAAGACTGGAGATGTTATTACTTGTCGTGGAATAGGACAGCAAATTCATGGAATCAAGTATGGCGATCAACGCCCTACGCTGTTTGTTGCCGATGATCTTGAGGATGAGAATAATACCAAGACCGCTGAGGCTATGGATCAAAACCTGAAGTGGCTTTTACAAGCAGCAGTGCCCTGTCTGGATGCCGAAAAGGGACGTATAATTAATATCGCCACTCCAGAAAATGAGGGTTGTATTTGTGAAACGTTGTTTGATATGGGCGATTGGCATTCTAAGCGTTACTCAGCAATAATTGTCGGTGAGGACGGTGATCTTAGAAAGGGCAAATCGCTCTGGGAAGAGCAGTTTACCGTACAGCAGTTATTGGAAGAAAAGGCCGCCCTGGAAGATGTGAACCGGGTGTCTATTTGGTATAAGCAACGCATGTGCGTGGTAATGGGCGATGAGGAGCAGCTCTTTAAAGAGGGGTATTTACGGTATTACTCGGGTTATCTTGAGGGTGAAAAGGACGAAGACAAGGTATTAGTTTTGACCAGGCGTGGGCAAGAAGTATTCGATCCTGCTATTAAAATTCCCGTCTATACGTTTATGGGCGTTGATCCTGCTACCAGGACTACTGGACGTGCTGATTACTTTGCTATTGTTCCCATAGCAATAGACGCCGATAATAACCGCTATGTTCTGCCTTATATACGCAAACGTATGCCACCCTCTGAGGCACTGCACGAGATAGTTAACCAGTACAAACGTTGGTCGCCTGAACGGGTAAATATCGAAACGACACAGGCGCAGGAAACTTTTCGGGAACTACTGCGTAACCTTGAAGATATATACATTCCTGGCTTACATAAGGGATTTAATCCCCGAGATAAAAAAAGTAAGCGCTATTTGGAGGTATTGGAGCCCTGGTTTTACAAGCGAAAGGTATTTCTTGCTGAGAATATGGACGCTTTGAAAGGAGAATTGCTGATGTATCCTCGTGGAAAGCATGACGATCTCCTGGATGGGCTTTATTATGCTATGCGTAATGCTTATGCTCCTGCCAAAAGAACTGTGGAGAAAAAGACACAAGCTGGGCAATTACGGTTAGTAGGCTATGATTGGCATATTTTATGAAAAAAATACTTGACATTGCGGTTCAGCCTATATTAACTTCCAACTTGTAGTTAATAATTATGGCAGAACAAAGACTAATAGACAAAATGTCAATTCCTCTCACAAGGGTTTTGGGATTCAAGACTCGGCGAGATGATGAAGATTCGTCTAATGTTGATTCACGAGTATCCTTGTCGAGGGAATTGTTCGATCGCTATCGCACGGGGACACGTGCCACCTGGGCCAAGCGGTTTGAAGAGGCTAATCGTTTTCGTAATGGAGTTCAGTGGACTGCAAAGCAAATAACAGCGCTTAAGAATCGTGGCCATAGCCCGATGGTGGTGAATTACATGAATGCTATCATCGAAACAGCTAAGGCACTTTTAACTTATCATAAGCCACAATTTAGAGCTACGGGAAGAGAAGACTCGGATCGTGAAACTTCGGCTGCTTTTGCCGATTTATTTCAGTGGGTGTGGGATGTTTCAACGGGTAATGAGCATTTAAAGCGGGCAATTGATGATTATTATGTGGGAGGGGCAGGATTCTTACAAGTATACCAGGATGTGCACGCCGATATGGGTAAGGGGGAGGTTAAATTTAGGGCGCTTAATCCTTTGAATGTTTATATTGATCCTAACTCACAAGATGTTTATTGTCGAGATGCGGCCCATATCCTCGTAAGACAGATTCTCACTGATGAGCAAGCAATGCAAATTTTTCCGCAGTTTAAGGCTATTATTAAACGGGCTAATCAGTCGGAAGATTATGATTATCCCTCTACTGATTTGGAGGCTACTGAAGATCAGGCTTTCAATGATTCTGTTGAAGATGGCGGATACCATAAAAAACGAGAATACATAGAGCGCTATACCAGGGTTAAGGTTTCTATGTATCATGTCTATGAGCCCGATGTGGGACGTGAATTTGTTTTTCATGACGATGAATTTGAAAATTATGCACAAGAACCCGCCGTTTTTGATGCAAAGGGGAGAAGAAGAGAAGCTCTACACTGGTGAAGATGAAGTAAAGGAGCTATTGGATGTAATCCAAAGCACAGGAGGAGTCTTTCATCTCGTTCCAGGGCCTGTAGAGGTTGGTCAAAATGGCGAATTACAAAGGACTCCTCCTCAAATTGCACCTGGCATAGAAGATGAAAATAGCATTCCAGGTAGCACTACGATGCTTAGGCAGTCCACTAAGGGAGAGATGATTGCTGANGGTCGTATTGTGCTNAACAAGGTAATGGAGAGCCGTATTAAGATGGTGGTATCNGTAGGAAGCGAGTTCCTGTATGAGCGCATGTTGCCATGTGAAGATTATCCTATCGTTTCTTTGTTCAATATTCATAATCGTAATCCTCTTCCAGAGAGCGATGTGCGCTTGTACCGGCCAATCCAGGAATATATTAATAAGTTGCGCTCTTTAATTATTGCCTATACTACCAACGCCAGTAATGTTAAAATACTTATCCCCAAGGGGTCTGTAAATAAGAAAGTAGTTGAGCAGGAGATTAATAAGGCTGGAGCCGCCGTTATTGAATATATGGCTGATTTGGGAGCTCCAGTAATTGCTGCGCCAGTGCCATTGCCTAATAGTTTATTTAAAACCGAATCTGATGCAAAGCATGATCTTGAGTATGGATTCGGAATCTTTGAGATGATGCAGGGCTCTGCACGGGAAGCTCCATCTACCTATCGTGGAACTTTGATGATTGATGAGTTTGGGCAACGCAGATCGAAGTCCAAGCAAGATGATATTGAAGGAGCTATTAATCAGCTTGCAAAGGTTACTATACCATTGATGCAGCAGCTTTATACTGAAGAGAAAATTATTCGTCTAATACAGCCCGGGGGCCTTGAGAAGAACGTGCAAGTAAATCATGATGTTGTAGATGAATTTACCGGGGCGGTTGTTAAGCGTATTAATGACGTTACTGTTGGAAGGTATGACATTAAGGTTGTTTCTGGTTCTACTTTACCGTCTAATCGCTGGGCCAGGCTGGAAATGTACCGAGAATTATATAAAGAGGGAATCATTGATCAAGTAGAAGTTTTAAAGAAAACTGACGTCGTGGATGTGCCTGGCGTTATGCAGCGCATAAGCTATATTAAGCAGCTTGAGCAGGCTTTACAACAGGCACAGGCCGAAATCAAACGTCTTAGCGGTGACTTGCAGACCGCTTCACGTGAAGAAGTTCACGCTAAGAAACGCCTGGAGGTGGAGAAGTTTAAGACTGATTTACACCAGGCTGCAACGGAGGCTAAAGCGGCTTCCGATTTGTATGATGCAAGACTTAAAGACGAACTTGCCAACCTAAAACAAGTGGTTAAACCCCAGAATGTGGGGAGATCATTGAAAGGATAGCAATGGAACCAACACAAGCAAAAGAACCAGAAGCCACAAGTCCAACTTTCACTTATCTCGAAAAAAATGCAGTGGATACCACTGTTCCAGAGACACCTGCGGATAAGGTCGAGTACTTCGATCTTAACCCGGAGGCTGGAATTGTGGCCGAGGAAACTGGTTCTGAAACACCCGCAGGAGTTTCCCCAGAAGAAGAAGGGGGAGATAAACCTACGGGTGAACCAAAGGGTGAGGAAGAAAAAAAGCCTACACCAGAACAATACTGGCAGAGTCGGGCTGATAAATTTTCAAGTGGACTCAACAAGGTTTTATCAACGCTGGGTATGGAACCCGTGGATACGGATAATTCCGATGCTTTACAGGCCCGTTTAGAGGATTTGCAAAAGGTACAAACACTGATACCAATTGCCCGCTATATCGAGCAGAATCCAACGATTTTAAACGATGTTGAGAAGTCACTTTCCAATGGTCAACCAGTTGGTGAACCTGCGGCTAAACCACAGGATCAACAGGAATCATTGAAGCCTCCTGTAAAGCCGACCAAGCCGAACGACTACAATCTTGAGGATGCACTTGATCCTGATAGTTCTACATTTAAATACAATCAGGCCATGCAACAGTACAGTATTGATCTTGCTGAATATAATAATCAAGTTATAGGACAGCAAAATCAACGAGTACAGCAGGAGGCTATGGAGCGCCAGCAACGCATGCAAGTCCAGTCTGTTAATAGTCAACTTATTAATGCTCATAAGTATTCTGAGGATCAGGTAGTTGACTTTTGGAAGACAATGGATTACCTGAACAATGAAGCAACTATTGATGATTTGGTGTTATTTCACAAGCTGCGTAGTCTGCCTCGTGGAGAGGCATTAGAGAGGTTACAGAAGGCTGAACAGCTCAGGAGTCGTCAGCAAAAGCTACAGACTCCAACACCTATTGGGGTACAGGGGGGAGAAAACCCCAAAGAGCTTACTGACGAGGAGAAGTTCAACGAGAGTCTTCTGGCTTTTAGGAGAAGGTAAATATTTAGGAGAAAATAATGGCAGCTACAGAAAAACATCTATATTCGGGTGGTTCGACTGGTGTTCTTTATACGGATCGCCGGAATTTCTATATTAAACCGAATATAGTGAAAGAGCTGTGGACGGATGTGACTCCCTTTACAACGGTAATTGCAAATCAGGGGACAATTACGCCCCCTGATCCGATGTACAAAATGTTCGAGCATGAAAATCCCTGGCAAAAGCAGGAGTTTCAGGTCTCTGATATAACCACCATTGCTGTTGATAACAGTGCCGATACTTGTTC